CCGGTACAGCTTGCCAAGAGCCATGCGGAACAACCGCGCCCGGAGATCACCGCTCTGCATGGCCTGAGCGTTGATGCTCTGGATCTCGGTCGCCGTGCGCCGGTCGCTGCCACCACTCATCACACTGCCCATCGCGTAGTCCGGACTCCCGATCCGGTTCTCCGCAACGGCCCGCGTCTGGTTCAGCTCCTGATCGAAGCTCACCGGCGGCTGCGGCATCTGAACCGGGGCCACACCATAGGGAAGGATCTGTCCCGGCTGGAACCGCAGGTTGATCGAGTTGGGCAACTCCCGCTCCGCACGGAACAGCGGGCGGTTGTAAAGCGTCATCGCATCATGCTTGTGATTCCACATCGAGGTCATGCTCAGCTCGAACGGAGCCAGGATCTCGCACACGCCTCGCGGGCTGAACCAACCCTTGTCCTTGATCTCATACGGGAAATCCACGAACGGACATTGGCCATGATCGTAGGGCAGTTCCATGGGATCCCGCAGGTCCAGATCCACCGCCGCGGGGCTATAGAGATAAACCTCCCACACCCCGTCATCCCGCTTCCTATAAACCTCCCACACGATCACGCCATCGGTGTTCGTGGTATAGGTGATACCCTCTCTCAACTGCTTCGCATCATTCTCGGACGCCGCACCCGGAATGTTATCATCCTCCTGCGGGTTGCCCCGGATCTTCTCGATCGTCTTGTTATCCGACTTCCAACCGAACTGGCCGGCCATCCGCTTGTACGCATTGACGCTCATCGGCATCACATGCACCAGCCAGTCCGCATCCTGCAAATCGGTCGTATACGCCGGCACCACAATATACATCGGGTCCACCGCCTCGAACCCCACCCGCTTGTCACCCGGATTCCAGAAACACTTCATCACACCGCGCCCGCTCATCAGGGTGTAATCGACCCAGCTCAGAACCTCATCCACGAAGTTGGTCTTATCCCGAATCTTGTAATTGAACCAGTCCTCCGCCACCCGCGTGTACGCGTTCAACTGCTGGCGCATCGGAACAAAGCTGGCCACTACATCCATACCCAGAGCCTGCTGGAGGAACAATGGCTTGAGCTTCTCGATCGCCGTATCGATGAGCGGCCAATGCAGATCCGCAGCCTTGGGCCAGGGCTTATTGGTCCGGCGCAAACCGTGATGGCGCAACTCATACCACCTCGTCTGCCGCAGCTCCCACGGACTACGTTGGCCAACAGCCTCGACTATCTGGCCCTGTAACGAGTTCCGCTGTTTGTCGTTCATCATAAAAATCCTCCCCCTTTCCTATCCCCCAACCTCACAACCAGCAAGCGCAGACCCTTTACCATCCCCCTCAATCGCCCCCATCTCATCCTCCATTCGCTCCAATAGGCTCCTCCCATCCTCGCCCAATGCCTTCATGTAATCGTCCATCCGCTTCCCCCCGGCTCCGCAGAAGGCCAGCACCACCGCATCCGCCCTATCCGGACTATTCACCCCTCTGGCGCGAAGCTCATCCTTCCCCTCCAGAGTCAGCTTCCCCTTGCCATTGGTCCGCACCTTCCGACTCACAAACTGCTGGAGCAGCACCTCGTCCGTACCCACCGGCCCCAGGTTCACTCGCCCCTCCTCCACCATCCGCCCGAACTCGATCCACATCTCAGCCGCCTTGTTCACGAACTGATCATCCCGGATCGCCCGCTCCCCGAAGTTCACCCGGCGCACATCCCACCCCTCCGCACGTAGTGCGTCGCACATCACCACACCCATGCCTCCTACGTCGGCATAGATATCCTCAGCCTTCAGCTTCCACTTCCGAAACTCACTGATGAACCGGCCCACACTCGCCATCGTGTCCTTGTCCCGCCAGCGGATCAGACCCTTCACCGTGTTCCCTTGTCTCACCACCATCACACTCTCGTCCCCGCCGGCTGAGAAATCGCAACCCGCTGTGAGCCGATGCCCCTCGGTATCCTCCTTGGGTGGGCCACTAACCAGCTTCTGCCAGTCGGCGGTCCGTACAGCCGTAAGGCTCCCATCGTCCTCCATGAACTCCGCGTAGATCATCGAGCGAACCAGCGGGTGACCCTCGCCCCAGCGGGCGAACTGATCATCGATCCACTCCTTCCGGATATGCGGGCAGTCGAAAGCGGTAACGGTAAAGGTCTTCCACTTGCCATCATTCCGCCGGAATACATCGTAGAAGTACCCGCTGCTGCCTCCGGGGCTGCTCATCAGCAGGGTTCTGGTCGGCTGGCACCGCTCCATCGACTGAAATATCCCGTCCGGCACCGCCTTCGCCTCGTCCACAATGTACATCAGGTCGTTGCTCGGACCCTGCACATGCCAGCCCTCCGCCTTCTCCGGGTTGCTCGCGCTGAACCCGATACACCGGCTGATCAATTGTTGGCCATCAACCAACCTCGGGTATACATAGCGGATCTCGCCATCCTTGATCGAGAAACCGTTCTCCTCTCCACCCAACCCATTGATCATCTTCCGCAGATGCGGCCACAGAGCGTCGGCCACCTGTCGGTACACACCAGCCGTACACACCACCAGACTCCCCGGCCAGCGGAGCATGTGCCAGATGACAGCCGACGCCGCCACCATGCTCGTCTTACCAGAGCCGTTCGCAGCTTTGAGGGCCACCTTCGCATGCTTCTCGTTCAGAGCCCCCAACACCGCCTTCTGCCACGCATAGGTATCGCGTAGGCCAAGCATCATCTCAGGGAAGTTCGAGAGGTGCTGAGCCTCCTCCAAGAGCTTCCGCTGCTTCCAAGCAGGGATATGCGAACCCATGCCGAGTGAAGGGGATTTCTTGCGCTTAATTTGCTTGACTGCCATAAAATTGGGTTGGGTACGGGGAGGGGGTATCAGGTATCACCCCACCCCCCTCGTGGGGGTCCCCCCTACCCCGTGGTTATCGTTAACGTTAGTGTTAATCAGTAACGTTAGTGCCATAACGTTATCCCGTTAATGTTAAATAACGTGATCCTTATCCTATTTGTTTCCCCCACCGAACGCTCCCAGTAAATTACCACTAACTGACAATTCCTTTCCTTTGGTAGTGTGATCCAATTGAGCCCTGGCGACATAGCCACGAGTACGCTCTAATAACCAAGCGGAACCTTGCCAGCCGTTGCCACACTGGCGGACAACGGAGGTGAGTTCTAGCTCGCCTTCGAACTGCGCTTGTTTGATGGCGTTGGCAAAGTCCGGATGCCTTGCTAGGTACAATTGCCACCCCTGCCCACCATCAAAGAAACCGCAACCAATGGCGATGCGTTCCAACGGAATTCCAAGGCGGGCAGCCTCTATCGCTTTTTTTGTAGTTTCGGCAGAAAGGACTTTAAGGGGCCTCCCAATCTTCGCCCTGGGCTTCTCCGCGACCGCTTTCCGCTCCCCCTTCGCTTTCATTCCTGCAACTCACCCCTGAAAAAGGCCACTTCGCCACTTTTTCTCAAAAAGTTGTGGGCGAAAGTTGCCCAGCGTATTAAATAGTCGGCTCCAATGAAAAACGCAGCAACGACCGCAACGACCACCGAGAAGCCCTTCGCTTCCTTCACCAACGTCGGATGGGTCCGCCCCGGAACTTTTGTTCCCATTGCAACCATCAGCCCGACTCCCGATTGGGTTCCGGGAGTGACGGACTCCCATCACGGATGCCATGAAATCCTGACAGGAACCGAGAAGGACTGTTGGTGTATGGTTTTCGTTCGCTTTGGACAAGGCGACGGCCTGCCTCCCGGAGATTGGCTGATTTACTATCGTTACGACGACGACGACGGAACCCACGACCACCAACTCTGCGTTGCAGCCCGCATCACCCCGCAGTGACCGGATCCGGTGACTTCCGCTGGGAGTCATCTGGTCTGGTCATTGTGGCCAGTTCTCAACTCATGAAACTCAAATCCCTACTATCCGCCTTCGCGTTCCTCCTAGCGTTCGCGCTTGTCACCTCAGCCTTGGCCTACTGCTTCGCGCAGCTTCTCGTCGGAGGTGTCCTTTGACCCTCTTCCGTTGCAACGGTTTCCGCTCCGTGCGTGCGCTCGGTATTCGCGATGCCGCCGAAGTGTTCGCTCGCCGTGCCGCCCGCCGGGCTTTCGGTCGACGGGGTATCGTCCGAACCATGGTTGAAGATTCCTACACCCGGAACCTCTCGATTGTGGAGTTTGCCGCTTTCATCGGTTACTCGAGCGGCCCCAACGAAACGACTGGCCACAACATCCGTTTCACTGTGATCAACGGAGGTGCCCTGTGAGCAACGGATACGTCATCCATGAGGATCAGCACCGTGTCGTAATCGCGACCGGCTTCTCTTCCCCTTCCGACAACCGGAAGACGGGCGATATGATCCAGATATGGATTCTGGTCAAATCCGTTTCCCCCACCGAAGCGATCAAACAGGGCCTTGACCGTTTAATCTGTGGAAACTGCATGCATCGGGGTCATGAGGTTGACGGTCGCTTCGGTGTAGAAAGGACATGCTACGTCAACGTGGGCCAAGCCCCCCAAGGGATTTGGAAAGCGTGGCGTGCGGGTAAATATCCCACGCTCCAATTCATGGATTGCTTCGCAGGCCGACGTGTTCGCTTCGGCGCATATGGCGACCCCACGCATATTCCCATCGGCCTTGCGCTTGCGATCGCGGGCGCTTCAAGCGGATGGACGGGGTATACCCACCAGTGGCGCAAGCCCTCGTTGCAGGGTTGGCGTCAATTGCTGATGGCCTCCGTAGACACCGCGGCTGAACTTGTGATCGCCCGTTCTATGGGTTGGTCCACCTTTCGCGTGACTCCGGATCTAGATCATCACACGATGGAGACGCTATGCGCCTCCGACCGAAGCGGGACACCCTGCGCCGATTGTCTCGCCTGCGCGGGCGCCCGTTCCGGTGTCCGATCAATCCATATTCCCGTGCACGGGACCAGAGCCCGGCATTTCAAGGAAGGAGTGGCGCTGTGATCGCGGACCAATTCAAACGGGAGGCCGACAAGCAAAGCCTGTGCGATGGGAGGAATCTTTGAAACCCCTCCTTAGAGTCCTAGGGTACCTCGCCCTGTGTCTCCTCTTTACTCTGCTTCTCTTTCTCTCCGCGCTCGCCGGCAATTGACATAGGAACCCACCACAAGCCCCTAGGAATCCCCTAGGGGCCTTTTCTTTGCCCCGATAGTGTCGCTCCGCCCCGCTTGTCTTTCCTAGTGGGCCAGTCTCCCCCCTTCCTAGTCTGGCCACTGGTCACTTGTCCCACTTCCCGCTTGTCACACTTCCCCAGGTTGCCCCCCCATCGGACACCCAATGTCCCATCCCGCTATTTACATAGCACCTCAGGGTACGACACCACATGTCCCACCCCGTTACACCGGCCCAGGATCCCCTTATGTGCCGTTCATGTGCGCCCCGCGATCCCAGCCTCATGGTGCGGTATTTCGGATCCCCCATACGCCATACGGATTTCGGAATTCGGAAATCGGGATTCCGGAACCGGGGACTCCGGAAATCATGGTGCGGTTGAGTGGGCCAATCCTCCCCCTCCCCAAGCGACCCCCCGG